AAGACGAAATGCAAGAGGCCTTAGAGTCGCAGCTTCCTGATGCTGAAATGGAATCTCAGTTTGAAGAATTTGTATTAGATCAGGCGCTAAGTCCTGAAGAAAAAGATACACTATTAAGTTTCTTAGAAGATAACGGAGACATCGCAGATATTTTTGATAAGGTCTTAGATGTAGCCGCAGAATTTTCCGGTGAGGGTGCTGTTGAAGGCATAGGCACTGGAGTATCAGATTCGATACCCGCAAGGCTGTCGGACGGTGAATTTGTTTTCACCAAAAAAGCTGTCGATCAGATAGGCGCAGAAAATCTCCAAATGATGATGGATGATGCAGAACGTGCTTTTGATGAAGGCGGCGATGTTTTGTTAGAAAAATATCTTGGCGGAATGGTAGACGAAAACACAAACCCTTTAGCAGATGAGAAGTCCGGAGCCACAAGTCTATTAGACGATGGCGGGACTGAAGCTCAAGTTAAAGCAGATATGTTGGAAGCTAACAGAATGCCAAGTACAATCATATAAGGCTACCTATTTAATTAGCCCCTTATATACTTTTAAACCTTGAGGCCACCTTTTTAACAGCAAGACCCCTATTCAAAGCGCAATGATTAGGCCACCTTGTAAAAATGAAAAGCCCCAACAGGAGTGTGATAATTATGTCTGAAGAACAAGAAGTACAAGAACAAGAAGCCAATCCGTATAACCGTAAGAAAGCATGGCACACCCCCGATGCACCAAATCGAGGAAATGCAGACGGTTTGTTTTATGAAGAAGATGCTCAGGCTACCTCCAGCGATGAAGCCCCTGAAACTACATCAACATCAAAAAGCCGGACTAACTATAAAAAACGATACGATGATTTAAAGAAACATTATGATCAGAAAATTTCGTCTTTTAAACAACGAGAACTAGAACTGCAAGCAGCGGCTGCTGGCGAACAAGCCAACAAAGCCCCGCCTAAAACCGCAGAAGACCTCGCTAATTTTAGACAAGAATACCCTGATCTATATGATACTGTAGAAACTGTTGCTCAAATGCAAACACAGTCTCAAACAGAATCTCTTCAAGCTAAGCTAGATGCGTTACAAGAGCGTGAAAATAGCATAGCTAGGAAAGAAGCTGAGGAAGCTCTTCGGAGTAACCACCCAGACTTTGAAGACATTCGAGGCGACGAGCAGTTTCATGAATGGGCCAAAAGCCAACCTGATCAAATTCAGGATTGGATTTACAACAACCCAGATAATGTCACTCTTGCAATCAAAGCTATTGACCTTTATAAATTAGAAAATGGCCAAGCAACTTCTAAACCAAAGGCACGAAAATCACAATCTACCGGATCGGCGGCAGACATGGTATCTACAAAAACAAAATCTGTAGATGCTAAAGAACCACGAGTCTGGTCACGCAAAGAGATTAGCTCTCTTTCTATGGACGATTATGATAGGTTTGAACAAGAAATTGATCTAGCCGTTCGAGAAGGAAGAGTTACATCTTAACTTTTCTTTTTTATATTTTGAGGTAATTAATCATGGCACGATATTTTAACACAGGCTCTAACGATAACTTTACAACTAACGCATTTTTACCAGAAATTTACTCAAAAAAGGTTCTAAACTTTTTCCGTAAGGCATCTGCAGTAGAAGCAATCACAAACACTCAC